ACCGCATCAACGCCGCGTCTCGATTTATCATTTACGCTACGTGCATCATCTATCTCATCCGAAGAGACCCGCGTATTTTCGTTCTCGGCGCGACCGTGCTCGGTGTTTTGTACGTCATGTATCGCTCGAACATGGTCCAGGGCGCGCAAGTCAGACCGGCGAATAGTGAAACCCTCGGTGGTGGGAACGCGTGTCAAATGCCCACAGAGGACAACCCGCTCGGGAACGTCCTTCTCACGGACATCACGGATGACCCGGGACGCGCAGGAGCGTGCTACTACCCCACGGTGAAGGGTCACGTCAAGTTTTTTGGCGACGATAGGGTCATCTACGATGGTGGACGTTCGCGCACCGCTCTCCCCGAATACCAGCGCAACGCGTCTGCGCGCCAGTTCGTGAGCATGCCGGTGACGAGCATCCCAGGGGACCAGACGGCGTACGCGGAGTGGCTTTACGGCCCGAAAATGGGACCGATGTGCAAGGGTGGGGACATGGCGGTGTGCGACCCGAACGCGCGCGGGGCACAGCTCAGCGCTTTCAGAGGATTGCAAGCGAGTGGTGACCGAAGATGATTTTCTCCACTAGTATTAATATAAAAGCATGGCGTATCAACTCCAGCCTGGTCTTCAAATTATCGAAAACACCGGGGCGCTCCCGGCGAGACGTGCCACCGACGACGTGTTCGTGTACCCCCAGCCGAGTACTCTGAACTACGCCGACGGCGGACGTCCGAACACGATGCTGTACGGCACCGCCCCTCTCATGGCTGGGAAGGGCTCGCCGGCGCAGTACATCGACACCTCGGACCAGCTGCGACCCCAGAGTACGTCTCGATTTAACAAGCCCCTGGTGCTCACGTATGAAAAGAATTTGTACCCACTCAACGACATGGCGTGCAAGATTCCCGTGCGCACGATGACTTTCGAACCAGCCAGCACTCGCGCGGACATTCAAAACGAATTGTTTCAACAGAGATACACCAAATAAAAAATATTAGTGAACAATAAGAATGGCAGACCCCATTTCAATCGCCGCCGTAGCTGGATTGGTGTACGCAGGCAAGTTGTTGAGCAAGGGTTCGGAAGCGCCCACCTTTGTTCCCAAGAAAGCTCCTGTGGACCAATCCACTCTCATTAAAGTCGATGAACAGGACGAAGATTTCAATTTCACCTATGGTGTCAACAAGAGTGTGGGTTCCGTGGAATATCAAAATAAGACGGAGATGCCGAGCTTTGGTGAAATCGCACCGCAACGAAGAACCTCAGGAGGTGAAATTCTGGACATGCGCGACCGATTCTATGACCAAGGCCGCATGAACAATCTCTCGCCAGTGGAGAAGCAGATGGTTGGCCCGGGTCTGGGTGTCGGTCCCGACGTGCCCGCCATCGGTGGTTTCCAGCAGCTCTATCGAGTCATGCCGACGAACGTGGGTGAATACAAGCTCACGCAGTTGCCAGGCCGTGTCAATCACGGCGCGGACACGATGGGTGGTCGCCCCGGTCTCATGGGTGAGTTCGCGAAGAACCGCCCCGAACGCACCGCGGACTTGTTCAAGGAACACCCAGTCGCCCGTGGTCGAGCGCAAGGCATGAGCGCCATCACGCCCAGACAGGAACACGAACGCACGAAGCGCACGACGAACCGCTCGGAGACGGGCTTGCGCACCGATGGTCTCTCGAACGCTCCGGCGAAGCGATTCACGTCGGCGATGGCTATCGCCCAAGAGCCCACCAGAAACAAGAGCGACCTGAACGATGGGATGTTCTATCACATGGATAACCCACAGCCGGGCATTCACAGCTTCCACGGGGGCTATCTCAACACGGCGGCGTTGGAGGCGTCGAAAACCAGAGATAACGAGACGTTGATGAAATATGGTTTCAGACCGGAAGATAAGCGTAGTCAGGCCAATCGCATGGGTAATCCGGGTCGCATGAACGTCCGAGAGGGTGCGTTGAAGCAAGGTGGACAGCTCACGAGTGTGCGCATGGACCGAACGCGCGTCGATGGTCGTGTGAACCCAGCGAACGCCGCGTACATGCAGCAGTACAAACACGCGGATTACCACGAGTTCAACCCGTACAAGGGACAAATGAACCCGTACGCCACTCCGGAGAGCTTGAACATGACCAAGAGACAACTTCAAAACAATCCGTTCGCGCAGAGTTTCTGTTAAATCACCTCACCATGGAAATCGAAACAAAACACTCATTAAAATTATGTGCATTAATTTTAATGAAGGTCTACACCTTGGACATAGATAGTAGTCAGAGGGATGCGAACCTGTACGCGCACGCCAATAATTACGTCGTGACGTTGGAGAATCCAATTTACGACGTCTCGAAGATTTCTCTCGTGTCCGCGCGCATCCCCACTCAGCAGCTGACCATTTGTGGAACGAACAAAACCTTCAGCATCGATGGTACCGACATCACGCTTCCCGAAAAGAATGTCTCCAACGCCATATCGTTTGCCTCGGAACTTCAGACCATACTCAGCCCACCGACGACGAACGTCGATGCCGTCACGTACGTGAGCGAACTTGACGCCCTGTTGTTTTCAAACGTCAACAAAGATGCCCCTTTCACGTTGGAGTTTTACACGGGCACGCGTGGGTACGAGAGTAACATCACGAACCTCACGACACCACACCAGGTCATGGGGTTTAATTCAAATGATTTTAGTTCCAATGCGAATTATCAAGTTCTCAGTGGACCCGTGAATTTCAATGGACCAAACTCCCTCCTCGTACGTCTCACCGCGGGTTCCGATGATTTCACAAAGCACGTCTACACGGGCACGCCATTTTACACTGGGCACATTCTCCTGAACGGGGGGTCCTACGTGGACTTTCACGCCGCCGATGACCCCCTGGTACACGAGTTCCACTCTGGACCTCAAAAAGTCATCGATGCGTTACGAGTGGAATTTTTTTACATGAGTCATGGAAAATTGATTCCCTATGATTTCAGAAATCAAGAACACACCCTGAAATTTGAAATCACGTGTTCCACCGACCGCCTCGAACACTTACCAAGGGTGAAAGAAGAGGACATCGAGGCGCTGACGCTACCCCCACCTGTGCACATTCCAGAAAAGAAGAATCTGAATAGGTGGCAAGACTACGTGCCCATTGGTATTATCATACTCGTGGGTTTGCTGATGATGATATTTATCGGCCGCCCACAACCGCGTACACCGGCGCAGCCGGTCGCGACACCTTCGGGCTGAGAGTAGAGATGATGATGAACACGACAATGCTCAACAAGGTCGTCGCCAGCGCCGTGAGCGTGAGCGGAATCGGGCCGTTCTTGTTGCCCTTGATGAATTGACCGATGACCGCTCGGGAAACATCCATCCACGCGAGCGCCGCGGCGAAGAAGAAACCTTGCGTCAAGGCCGAGAGCGACTGGGACTCGAGCTGCTTGGCGACGACTTCGAGGGTGTCACCGACACGGGCGATGGCGGCGGTCGGGGCGGCTTCGGCCACGACGACGTTCTTCGGGGCGTTCGCAGCGACGACAGCGTTACGCTGGGCGTTGACGGCGTTGACAGCGTTCATGTTCATGTTCGCGTTCATCCTGGTATTTATATAATTTACACTCAGAAAAAAAATTATTCAGGGTCGGGTAAGAGTTCTTCTTCTGTGAGGATAATTTTTGTGTACTTTCGTACCTCGGTGATTCCCCTGGGGGCATCGATGATGTTCACATCTGTTTCTTCATCGTCAGAATCTGAATCTGATGATGAAGAATCATCTAAGATGGCTTTGAAAGAGTCGTTATAATCCCAACCCTCCAATTCCTGCTCCTCCTCCATCTATAGCATTTTTTAACATAATTTCTATGGGAATTGTCGGCTCCCACGTATCCCATCTATCGTATGCGTCGTTGATAGCCTTGATGAGTGGGTCATCTCCATCGTATCTCGTAAAGTCATCTTCACTCTCTTCGACTTCTTCGATACTGCTGTCGTCGTCGTCGTCCTCGTCCTCATCTTCTGGGGGCAAGATACTTCCAATGTCCTGTCCCACGGTGTTCATCGCGCAATACTTGGAGGCGTACTCCACGTCTTTCGCCAAGACGACATCGCGACCACACGCTCGTGAGTATTTGCACGCCAAAATCATACTTTTTTCCAAGACTGGGGTGATGATGTTGATGATGGCTTCAGCCTGTCTGTATTCGTATTCACCCGATGAGTCTCCAAATCCAGTTTTCATGGTACTTTAATATTGCACGTTAAAAATAACCTGAGCGTTTCCCTCGCGCACGCGAAGAACGTTATAGGCACGGGCGTACACGCGTACGTCTCTATCCTGGAGTGTATTCTTGTGTAGATGAAGTTCCAACAACTGGTCCTTGATGACACTGAAGTTGACGTGTCCTGTCGGTTCGTGCTTTTCAGGTTCGAGGGCGAAGCTGTAGCTGTAAAACCTTCGAATGAGTTGGGTTTTGGCGTGATGAATGCCCGCCTGGACTGCTTTGAGAAAAACAGCCCTTCCCGTCTTCTCGGTGAGAACTTCGTCCCCGTCGAGGGTCAACCTGAGATAGTCGAGGTGTTCGTATAACACGAGTTTCCCCTCCTCCGTGGTTTGTCTGTAATTGTCGTAATCAAATACCCTCGCACCCTTTGATTGTATGACAAAGTATAACTCTTTCACTGGGTTTGTGAAATCTAAATTAAATTTCGCCACCTGCTGACCACTGGGGATGAAAAAGTTATTTTGTTGATTTTGGACGATGAGATAGTCTTTCGGTGTTTTTTGAAATTTAATCTTTTCAACCGAATCTAAAAATACCATCTCACACTGAAGGATGAAATCCATGATACTATGGGTGCCCGTGAGCGTCGGTAAACTTCCATCCGAGACGTCCACGACGAGGTCCTCGAGCTTGCGAAGTTGTATCTCGACCTCCACCTCCTGCTGGTCACACACCGAACAGAGGGGAAACGCCAATGTGGGTTCTCGATAGAAATAGGTGGGAATGTCGACGTAAAACTCCACGTCCGCGGTGGACGCGCCGAGATAGCCAAGGATGTACTTGTCGTTCGAACGCGTCCCTGCGGTGCGCACTGGGTACTTGCCAACTAAATGATACAAGGCGTTCTGTTTCGTCTGTGTGAAATAATGTTCACTATAGAGCTGTAACCAATCCGATGTCACTCGTTGGACCACCTGACCACCAACGATAAAGTCCACGCGTTCGATGAGGGCGTGTGCCACGGATTCGATGTATCCCACGTTCGTTTCATTGAGTCCTGGAAGAGTAAACTTAACACTCAAGGTGCGTATGAGGTCTCCTGCGTTGTTTGGTATGCTGAATCGGATGGTTTTCCCAAAGTCCGCCACTTGCTCCGGTTCGACGTCGACGAACTCTAAACTAAAATTTGAGTGTTTTCTGAAATTTTCTTTAAAGTGCGTGTACTCTGGGTCCGACGTGAAAAACTGGTCCTGAGGCCCGGTGGTGGCCAATTGAATTCTTCCAGCCATTCCTATTACTATGAGCAGATTAAAACCTTAGACCAGCTAACCCGTGTTCAAATCGGATGACGTTGTAGTTTTCTGCGTACACCCTGACGTCGTTGTCGTAACCCACGTACAAGGGAATGATTTCCACTTCGAGAAGTTTATGTATGATACGAGACATGTTGACCTGTCCCGTGGGGTAGTATCGTTCTGGGTACAAGGACCAGGAATACATCGCAAAGGTGGACGTGATGAGGTATGGTTCCAGGGCGTTCGTGTCTGGGTTCAGATAGGCCGTCGCCTTGGACGCCACTGGAACGTTCACGTGTCCCTTGAGTGGTTGTTCCCACGTGAGAAATTTCGTGTTTTGGTTAAAGACGACTTTATCGTTGAAACGAAGTTCCAAACGTTTGATGGTGTTAAAGTCCGTTGGAATGTTCAAACTCTTTGGGAACCCGTTTTGTGACACCACGTACATGGTTTTCACGGGGTGTTTGAAATTGAGCATGACTGTCTTTTTATTTTCACCATCTCTCATCACAAACTTTGACATTTGCAGTTGTGTGATGACGTATTCCACTGGACGCGTTCGAAGAAAGCTCACCTCATCCTCGGTGATGTACACGAAATCTGTATCCAGTGAGAGGTTCTTAATCTCCGCCGTGGCGTTCGAGGGGCTCGCCAGGAACACCATCTCCGAGAGTGGCCTCAACTTCAGACGTACCTCGACGAGTTGTTTCGTGAGCGCACACACGGGAATGGCGAGCGCTGGATTTCTGTAGTTGTAAAACGGCAGGTCCAGGAAGTAGGTGTTGTCCCCCCTGTACCTGAGGAAATCCCCGTGACCGGTGAGAAAGTACACGGTTTGATTGACGTCGTCATCGTTGTTGTACAATTGGTGTCGCATGTAAATGTATTCCCCAGTGAGACGTTGAATAGTTTGTCCACCGATGACCAGGTCCGCCCACTCGATGAGGTGGGTACACACCGAGGGGGGCCAGTACACGTCGTTCACTTCCACGCTTTCATCGGGCTGAGGGTCCGTCAGCGTAATCTTTAAGGTCATGTTACGAATGAGGTCTCCCTTATTATGTGGAATTCTACAGGACACTTCCTGTCCAAAGTCGATGTCCCCGTCGAAAGGCGTCTCCACGCGTTCTTGGGCAAATTTGGTGTGTCTCTTGAAATTCATCAGGAAGTGCGAAAACGTGGGCTGTCCTGTGCACCACGTGTCGGCGATGCCCGTTGCGGCGAGTTTCAAAGACATCTCTGATATAAGTGAGTAAAATTTTAGGAAACAAAAAGTCTCGCATATATCAGATATGAATCTCCAGTTGAGGAAGTTCAAACCCGAAACGATGGGCGACGACAAGGTGTGCGTCTTCGTCGGTAAGCGAGGTACGGGTAAGTCCACCCTCGTGGCGGATATTTTATACTATAAGAAACACCTCCCAGCCGGCATCGTGTTATCCGGCACAGAGGAAGGTAATCACTATTATAGTAAACACGTTCCAGACCTTTTCATTTATGGTGACTACGATAAAGAAGCCATCGAAAGAGCCATCGAACGACAACGAAAGCTCGTGAGCGCTGGTAAAACAAATTGTGGATGTTTCCTCCTCCTCGATGATTGCATGTACGATAATAAATTCCTTCGAGACACGTGTATTCGTCAATGTTTCATGAATGGACGACACTGGAAAATCTTCTTCATGTTGACGATGCAATATTGCATGGACCTCCCTCCAGCGTTGCGAGCTAACGTAGACTATGTGTTTATACTTCGTGAGAACATCATACAGAACAGAGAGAAACTTTACAAATCATTCTTTGGCATCTTCCCATCGTTTGATATGTTCAACAAGGTGATGGACGCGTGCACGGAAAACTACGAGTGTCTTGTTCTCGACAATACCGTCAAGTCGAACAAAATCACAGATTGTGTGTTCTGGTACAAGGCATCCATCAGGAAAAACTTTCGAGTCGGGGCTCCAGAACTTTGGGCGGCACATAAAAAGTTGTACAACCCCAAACACATGCAGGACCGCCAGGGTGACCCGAAGAAAATGCCCCCGAAAACTGCGCTCACCATCACTAAAAAGAAATGAGTCCCTATTTTAGAATGTCCGGCGAAATCACGACCTATAATTTATCAGATTCAGGCGAAGGTATGGTACCCCTCACGTCCACACCCCCCGAAAAGAAGTCCACAGCGTTCGTTGCGACTGAAAAAAATGTCCGTGAACAACATAAAGAAACGATGGATTCTACACCCATTTCTGAAATCATGGAAGAACCGATGATGATGATGGCTCCGGCCGCCGACCCCAGGATGCAGGGGGTGATGCCGCACATGATGGCCGCGCAAGGGGGTGCGCCGACGGGTTTCGCGCAGCCCATGATGCAACAGGAAGCCCCGAAGGCGAAGAAAGAGAATCCGATGGGTCTCACGGATGAACAAATGACCGCCCTCCTGGTCGCGGCGTGCACGGCGGCGGCGGTGTCCAAGCCGGTGCAAGATAAGTTGGTGACCTCTGTTCCCAAGTTCCTTAACGAACAGGGGAGCAGAAGCGCTGTTGGTCTCGCGGCCACTGGTGCGGTTGCGGCCGTGCTCTTCTACTTTGGGAAGAACTACATCTGAGCTCATTCCCAGTTGAGATTGCTATAAATGGAGCGGTCCAACCCAATGTAATAGGTCAAAGACGCACCGGCAATAAAAGTCGCCGTCAATAAGCCACTCACTTTCAGTGTCTTCTTGACGTCCTTTCCAAAATCATCCATGTCCTCCCTGGTCTTCTTCGACGCCTTG